AAGCGTCCCCAACCTGAAGGCGGCTCTCGCCGTGATTCTTTCTGTGCCCGAATGAAAGGCATGAAGAAAAAGCTCACGAGCAAGAAAACCGCCAACGACCCCAATAGTCGCATCAATAAAAGCCTACGGGCTTGGAAGTGTTGAGGTAGTTATGGCTGAGAAATGGATTCAAAAAGCTATCAAGAAGCCGGGTGCTTTGCGTAGCAGTTTGGGTGTGAAGAAGGGTAAAAAGATTCCGGCGAAGAAGCTTGCTATGGCAGCTAAGAAACCGGGCAAAATGGGTCAACGTGCGCGTCTCGCGCAAACTTTACGAGGGTTTAAGAAATGATGAAGAAATCTGGTGTGAAGAAAATGCAAGTTGGTGGTATGGCGGCTCGTCGTGCTGCGCTTGATTCGCGTATGGCGGCTCGTCGTGCTGCTCAAGATGCTGCTCGTAAGCCAAGTGCTGTTCGAACAGCTAGACGTCAAGCGACTGACATGCGGATTGCAGCAAATCGTGAAGCTCAGGATCAACGTGCTGCTATGCGACGAGAAAAAATGGCTGCTCGTAAAGCACGTTCTTCTGCATTTAAAGAGCGTATTGCTGCGGCCCGCGCCAAACGTGCTGCTCGCGGCATGAACAAAGGCGGTTCTGTTGATGGTTGCGCTATGAAGGGTAAGACCCGTGGGACGATGATCTAATGAAACGTTACCAAGAAGGCGGCGAAGCCGAAGGTATAAGCGGTACCGCTGGACGGACGTCAACTACGGAGGATAAAAAGCCTCGTACTACTGACGATATGACGTTTGGTCAAGCGTTTCGTGCTGCTCGTAAAGAGGGTAAGGATACCTTCATGTGGCGCGGTAAAAAGTACACGACCGAAACTAAGGAAGAGAAGGACCGCAAAAAAGCGGATAAAGACCGTGAACGCGCCGATAAAGAGCTTAAAGAAGTCGAGGTTACCGGCAAACGTCGTATGACGACTGATGACTTTATGAAAGGCTCAGATCGTACTATGGGAGTTAAAACCGGTGCGAAACGCGCTCAACCAAGTATGGTCGATTTTAAAACCCAAGGTCGGCGTAAACCTGAGTACAGCAAAAAAGACTTAGAACTTCCTAGCAGTATGCGACGAGGCACCTTTGATCGAATCACCCGTGGATTTAAAAAAGGTGGCAGGATCGACGGTTGTGCGATGCGTGGCAAGACCCGAGGGCGGATGCGCTAATGGCTAAAGCCAAAAGCAAAGTGAATGCGGCAAAAAACTATACCAAGCCCGGTATGCGTAAGCAGTTGTTTGAGTCAATCAAGGCTTCAGCTACGCAAGGTACTAAGGCAGGTCAATGGTCGGCTCGTAAGGCGCAGCTTTTGGCGAAGCGGTATAAAGAAAAGGGTGGCGGGTATAAGTCGTGAAGAAGCCCCAACAATCGTTAAAGGCTTGGACTGAACAGAAATGGAGAACTAAAAGTGGTAAACGATCTTCTGACACGGGTGAAAGATATTTACCGGAAGCTGCTATCAAAGCTCTTTCCTCCTCCGAGTATGCCCGAACCACCGCCGCCAAAAGAAAAGGTAAAGCGCAAGGCAAACAATTTGTACAGCAACCCAAAGGCATTGCTGCTAAAACGCGCAGCTTCCGCCAAAAAGGCAAAGGCTAACCGGAAATGAATTACCGAAGTAAAAATCCAGTACGTAAATTTAACGTAGGTGGAGTCCCAACTACCTCTCGTATGGGGTATGGCGTGGAGTCTTATGATCCTGTTACTTATCCGTTTCCAAGTTCCGAAGGAGCGGGTTCAGTTGGGTCAACTACGAACAATACGATTACTGTGAATGGGCAGGATGTTGCTGCAACTGAGGATCAGGCATATACAGATCCTTATGCAGTAGAAGAAAGTCCTACGATGATGCGACGGGGTGGTCGGGTTAAGTCTAAAAAATCCAAGCCCCGCGCACGTGGTGACGGACTCGCTAAACGCGGAAAGACACGGGGTAGGTTTGTCTAATGGCTTATAACACCACGGCTACTACTAGTTTTAATCTCGACCTCAACAACATCGTTGAGGAAGCCTTTGAGCGTTGCGGGGCTGAGCTTAGAACTGGGTATGAGCTTAAGACTGCCAAGCGTAGTCTTAATTTGCTTTTGATGGATTGGGCAAATCGTGGTGTGAATCTGTGGACTTTGGAAACAGGAACGCAGGCTTTGACTGCGGGTACAGGGACGTACGATCTTCCTGCTGATACGGTAGATTTGCTTGATCATGTAGTCCGTACAGGCACGGGACAGAATCAGATTGATATCAACATCAGTCGTATTTCCTCCAGTACTTACGTTGCGATACCTAATAAGAACGCAACGGGTAGGCCCATTCAGATTTGGATTGATCGGCGTACGGGGGCGACTGATTCTACGGGTAGCGTGGTCTATCCCCAGTTTACGGTTTGGCCTGTGCCAGATTCCGGTACCACGTATACCCTTTTTTATACACGACTGCGTCGTATGTTCGACGTAGGTAGCGGAGCAAACGGGCAAGATATCCCGTTCAGATTTCTCCCCTGCATGATTGCAGGTTTGGCCTACATGTTATCGATGAAGATTCCGGGCGCTGAAACCCGCACACAGATTTTAAAAGCCCAGTATGACGAAGCGTGGGATTTGGCTTCGGGTGAAGATCGGGAGAAGGCTCCTGTTCGGTTTGTCCCAAGGCAGAGCTTTGTTGGGTCTTACTAATGGGCAACAGGTTTTCATCCGGTAAACACGCGATTGCCGAGTGTGATCGTTGTGGATTCCGGTACAAACTAAAGCAGCTTAAAGAGCTAGTTATTAAGACCAAGAATGTAAACATCTTGGTTTGCAATGAATGTTGGGAGGCTGATCAACCTCAGTTACAGTTAGGGATGTATCCGGTAGATGACCCTCAAGCTGTGCGAAACCCCCGTCCTGATACTAGCTACACTGCTCCGGGTAATGATGGGGCAGGTGGGAGTCGTATGTTTCAGTGGGGGTGGAATCCAATTGGTGGGTCTTCTTCTATAGATAATGGGCTAACCCCGAATGATTTGGTTACTATAACTGCTGTAGGTAATGTCACTATTAGTGTGACCTAGGAGAGACTGATGAAAAAGGATATGCCGAAAAAGGTTAAGAAGGTAAAAGAGTCGAACGGTAATCGCATTAAGTACATGAAGATGCGTGGAGCCGGTGCTGCGACTAAAGGGACCAAGTTCAACGCCGGTATTGATTAAGAGTTACTCTGATGAATTACGCCACTCTTTCAACGCTGATCCAACAATACTGCGAAACGACAGAATCGTCGTTCGTAGCGAATATCCCTACGTTTGTTCAGCTTGCAGAGGAGCGTATTTATAACTCGGTCCAGATTCCTGCGATCCGTAAAAATCAGATAGGTAATCTGACCCCCAACAATAAATACCTAACGTTACCTACGGATTGGTTATCTACATTCTCCATCGCGGTCATTGACCCGACTACTAACGCACAGTCTTTCTTGTTGGATAAGGACGTTAACTTTATTCGTGAATCGTACCCTGATCCAGATGTAACTGGTGTCCCGCAGTACTACGCTATCTTCGACAATAACACGTTTATTTTAGGGCCGACCCCTGATGCGGCTTATGAAGTCGAGATGCACTATTACTACTATCCTCAGTCGATTGTGACAGCGGGGACTTCGTGGATTGGGGACAATTACGAAAACGTTTTGCTTTATGGCTGCATTAGAGAGGCATACACCTACCTCAAAGGTGACGCAGACATGATGCAAAATTATGAGCAGAAGTACCAAGAAGCTATGCTTCAATTGCTTCGTATCGGAGATGGACTTAACAGAAGAGATTCTTATAGATCAGGTCAAGCTAGAGTACCGGTGACGACATGATTTTTCAGACGCTTACCACGAGCTTTAAAGTTGAAGTGTTGTCGGGGGTACATGACCTTCTGACTGACACGATTAAGCTTGCGTTATATAGCGATGCTGCGGATTTAGGTGCAGCGACTACGGTGTATTCCGCGACTAACGAGACGAGTGGTACGGGGTATTCTGCGGGCGGGGTGACGCTAACAGGGGTGACAATTGGTTCGTCAAACGGTGTAGCCTACGTTAGTTTCGACAACGCGGTTTGGAACCCGGCGACTTTCTCTGCAGCGGGGGGATTGCTCTACAATGCGAGTAAGAGTAACAAATCGATAGCGGTCTTGAGTTTTGGCGCGATCAAGACAGCTACTAACACCTTCACGGTGCAAATGCCGCCAAACACATCAAGCTCTGCGCTGTTACGTATCGTTTAAAGGAGATTTCAATGTTTAACGAGAAAACTAAGTCGCTTGACGCAGTTTCTGCTGCGCTCAATAAGACGCTCGGCGCAGGTGGAAGTGCCAGTGCCGGTGGCGTATACCGTATTGAATGCCGTGATAAAGACGGCAACCTGAAGTGGACTGCAGAGTCACACAACCTTGTTGTGAACGTGGGTCTTCAGGACATGAACGACAAGTACTTTTCTGGCAGCAGCTATACCGCCACGTGGTACATCGGCCTCTACGGTGCAGCGGCTACTAACACGCCTTCGGCTTCTGACACGGCGGCTTCGCACGGTGGTTGGACTGAAATAGTGCCTTACAGCAATGCAACGCGCCCAGCGTGCTCGTTTGGTTCAGCGACCAATGCTGACCCGTCTGTAATCAGCAACTCTGCTTCACCCGCGCAGTTTAATATCAATGCGACGGCGACGGTGGGCGGTGCGTTCTTGATCAGCGACAACACTAAGAGTGGCACTACGGGTATCTTGTTTTCGGCGTCTGACTTTCAGGCTCCCGGAGACCGTGTAGTGACCTCGGGCGATATCCTCAACGTTACCTATACCTTTAACCTCGCCGCTGTTTAAGGAGTGAGCTATGTTTAAAAAAGGCGATAATGTTCGCGTTAAAACAGTGGTTCCAGAAGGTCCAGTAGTTGCTTTGCGTATGGACGAAGACGGTCAGATTTATTGCCTACTTGAGTGGGTAGACATCGACGGTAAGTCTCAGCAGCGGTGGTTTTTAGAAGATCAGTTGATCGGAGTCTGAAATGGCTCTGGTGCTCGCTGATCGAGTAAACGAGACTACCACAACAACTGGAACTGGGACTTTAACGCTCGCAGGGGCCGTTGATAAGTTTCAGTCTTTTGCTGTTATCGGTGACGGGAACGAAACCTATTACACGATAGCGCATCAGTCTGCGAACGAGTGGGAAGTAGGAATTGGTACCTACACAGCTACGGGCACGTTGCTTTCCCGAGATACCGTGCTGTCTTCTTCAAACAGCGGTAGCTTAGTTAATTTTTCAGCGGGCACTAAAAACGTCTTCTGTGATTACCCTGCTGGTAAAGCCGTATTTGAAGATACAAACAACGATGTCACTGTGGCAGGTAACATTACGGCTGGGAACGGTATACTTCTTAACGCTGACACGATGAACGCTAATTTCACGATTAGCAGTGGATATAACGGTATCTCAGTCGGACCCTTTACTATTGCAAGTGGGGTGACGTTGACTATCGCTTCCGGACAAAGGCACGTGATCATATGAGCATTATTAAGTCTGGTACAACTAGCACTACGGCTTATACCGTCGAAGGTAACACCGATGGGGATCTGTCTTTTGTTGTCAACGGAAGCTTAACTGCCGCTACGTTAGATACGTCGGGGAATTTGGGCATCGGCACAAGCAGCCCTGCCACCGCGCTTGAAGTAAAAAGCGATGGGGCGTCTATTCAAGTTAGCTCTGCTGATTATGACGTAGCGTTGCTGGGAAGGCGTGGTAGCTCTGGCGTTGACCTTGACAAAGGCTTTATGCGCCTACGAGACACAGGGGTTACAAAGGTTGCTATTGATTCAGCGGGGGGTAGTTATTTCAACGGTGGAAATGTTGGTATCGGCATAACCAGCCCTGCTGCAAAATTGCACGTTGATGGCACCATCAAGCTAGATGGTAACTATCCTACGGGTACGGCAAACGTAGCTTTGGGTGAGGATGCTTTATCTAGCGGGTCGCTCAGCGGAGGTTTTAACGTAGCCGTTGGTAGTGACGCTTTGCAGTCAAACACCACGGGAGGAGATAATACAGGCGTCGGTCAAGGAGCGGCTCTTAGTAATACTACCGGAAGCAATAACACGGCTTTAGGTAGCCTTGCCCTTAGATTAAATACTAGCGGTGGGAATAACACGGCTTTAGGGATGGAATCCCTTAACTCCAACACCACCGCCTCCAGCAACACGGCTGTCGGGTATCAGGCTGCATTCAGCAATACGACTGGGGCAAACAACACTGCTATTGGTTATCAAGCATATTATTCAAATTCAAATGGATACCATGCAACTGCCGTTGGCTACCAAGCACTATATGCAAGCGCAAGTGCATCACATCCAACCGCTGTGGGATACCGCGCACTTAAAAACTCGACAGGTGATTACAATACTGCACTTGGCGGGGATGCCCTCTACTCCAACACCACCGCCTCCGGCAACACGGCAGTGGGTTATCAGGCGGGGTATAGCAACACCACCGCCAACAACAACACCGCAGTGGGGACTCAGGCTGCGTATTCCAACACCACTGGCGGAACACTGACTGTGGTTGGTAGACAAGCCTTATACGCAAATACT